TCCGTCCGCAAAGCCACCAACCATGCCGGATAAAGAATCATTTAAATCATTATTTGCCTGATTAATCCGCTCCTCCAGGTCGTTCATGCTCGCGGCGTTAAACGCATCCCCCTCCTGTGATACGGTTCCCTCCGCACGGGCTACGGTTACCAGTTCGGTACTGCCGTCTGATTTGGTCAGTGTTCTCCGTGTGGGAAACTCTGTGATTCTATCTTTCCATGTCTTTTTCTGAAATGCCATAATAATTTCCTCTCTTTCTTCCTATTATAATAGCAATCCGGTTTCATCACCGGCATAAATCTCGTTTCCTGCGTAGTAGCTGAACTGTGAACTCACTACCTCATGTACATCTCCCAGTATCTTTTCCATGTCATTGAACTTCTGAAAGGTGTTGTAAGGAGCATCTGGCACTTCCGGGGTGTCTGCGTGGACAAAATACCCTTCCCGGATTGCTGTTACATTGGCTTTGAGGTCTGCCATATAGGACGCAGTCGGTATCTCCGGTACTGCTCCCACATGGCTTTCCTTGTCCAGTTCCAGTACATCAATCAGTATCTGGATATTATTCTCCATCCGCTCCAAATCGGTAGAATTTAAGCACCCTTTCAGTCCTGCCAGATACTCTGCTTTCTGCTCCTCAGTAAGACTGTACCACCCTGCAATCAATTCTTTTGCGTGGTCTACATCCTCTTGTGTCCGGTCTGTAACCGGCTCTATCCAGTCGTATGGATAACTGTATGTGCTAACCGCTGACCGGGCTTTCTTCCTTGCCACTGGTTTCCTCTTTTTGTAAAATGGATTGATAGGCTTTAAATTCATTATTAAATAATTCCCCCTCCTCCGGCGTACAGTTCTGTTCCGGTGTAATAACAATCGGTTACCACCACAGAATAGCCACGGCAGGCCGCCGTTGCGATATACCCTTTCGATAAGTCAATAGACTGGCTTTCTATCAGCGTGGTAGAGATTTTCCCGGTGATAGAGTTGATATTTACCCAGTTACCGGCATGTTCGCTCTCCAACAGATACTTCATTTTTACTTTTTTCCGCAGGGCATAATATTTTAACAGTTCTTCCGCGATGTCCGGTAAAAGGTCGGCGTTGAGTAAGGTACTGCCAGATATTTTTTTGATATTTTCCGTCTCCCCGGCATCAATCACAGCAACATTTTTCTGATAGGAAAATGTCGTGCTTGCGTATCTCTTGCCGGAGATTTTCGTCTGTCCCACGCTGTCCATGTGAATCACAAGATAATTCGTCTTGACTTCTTTTATGGTTCCAACCGTTGCAGTGATGGAAGTTGACAGATACGGATCTGAAAATGTCAGCCGGCTATCTCCTGCAGGTAGGGTTTCATCATAAATATCTGATTCTTCGTCCTCCAGACTGTACCGGGTACATTCCAGTGACACGCCGGAAACATAGTCCTCCAGTGATACTATTGTACCGCCGTTAAACTTTCTGTTTGTGCCAACTGTGGCGGTCACATATCTGTCCGGCTTATAGATGTGGATGGTATCGCTCCGGCTGTCGTCTGCCACGGCACCGCAAGCAAAACATGCCTTCTGTAAAGCATCCCGGCACGACTGCACCGCCAAATAGCCGCTTAAAAGAGTGTTGCCTACATCTTCCTCAATGGCGTATTTAGTCACGCCTGCCGCCGCAAATATCGCTTGCAGAATTGTCTCTGCTTTGACATTGACATAGACTTCTCCATCGTAAAAAGTGTATTTATCCAGCAGCCCGATGCCGTCCACCAGAGAGAACTTTGCTACATTTTTTGAAAAGGAAAAGCCATCCACGAAGAACGCCCCCAGAGGAATCATTTCGCCGTTGTAATACTCTGACAAGACCACCTCCTGGGTTTTCTGCACGGATTTCCAGGATCCACCCTCATTCTCCGCGTCAAAGTCGTTGTTCGCATCCACGATGGAAATGTCTGCCTCGTTGATTGGCAGGGTGATGGATGTGGTATCAATGTCCTCTTGTAGCTTTGCGCTCTTGATGGTGTCAGCATCCCATACGATATACTTACCGTAGAGGATATATTGCAGTTTGATGTACCGTTCCGGGAGCATCGTTCTGACAAATTCTATTTCAACTTTCCCATAGTTCTGCACCTGCTTGTTGCAGACATAGCACAGTACATCCGGGTAATAACTTTCCGATATGATTTTCACGCTGTTTGTGTCATACCAGGTTATTTTCAGTTCTGCAGGATATTCACCGGCAAAATACAGGGTGAGTCCTGCGGAAGTGTGGGGAGCAGTAAAATCAATGGTCAGTTTCGGATTGGATTCAAAGGTACAATCATCCTTCGACATTGCACCGCTCCAAAATGCCACATCCTCCGGGGCATCCGGCATAATTTCCTTGCTGCCATCCAGCACAAACTGATTCCGTTCTAAAGTTCCGTAATCAGCCTGTGCCATCTCACCCTGGAATATTTCCACATTTCCAAAACTCTGGTTGGCATTTGATGATACGGACGCGTCCTCCAGGGCGGTAACATCTATAAACTTCATTTCTGCTTTGCAATAAGTCCTCATGTTGCCGCCTTTCCAGTTTTGTAGGGTTTCCGTGATGTCATTTTCCAGGTGAGTCCTTTATACTGCGCCCCGGAAGAAAGACACTTTTCTACCTCGTCAGAAATGGAAGAAAAATATGCCTCAAATTCAAATTGCTTACTGGCATCCGGGAGAACCACATGATGAAACCGGTTTTCGCAGTCCGTGATATGCTCCACCAGTGCATCGTAGGTTTCCGGGGCGTCAATCGTGCCGATGGCAATGGTATAGTTTTTATACAGTCCGATGGTTTCTATCTTGATGTCCCCATCCTCTGACCGTTCCGCAAACTTTTCCAGAAAATCCATTTTCCGCTTGATGGAAACCAGGGGGATGTCGTATGTGATGCCGTCAATAATAAGACCCTGTGTATATTTGCTCATCTTATCCCCCTTTTCTATGCCGGAGCAATTCCAAGGCGCACTTCCTCTGCATGGAGGTAAGGCACCTGCGCCCGTGCTACTTCTTTTCCATCCATTACCAGTACAACTTCTGTGGGTGCATTGTATTCCGGCATCCGGCTCACCAGCTTATCTGCCAGGTCATCCATCCAGCCTGTGTTATTCTCCAGCGGCAGCACTGCCTCCCGTCCTGCCTCTCCGATTTCGGCAAATGTGCGTCCTACTGTAATGCCACCATTAGCAAGTCGCGGTATGTTTGCCCTGGGAATATTGGGTATACTCGGATGCCAGGAACCACCACCCAACCAGTCTGGCATATCAAAGCCAATACTGTTAAAACCATTGATTAACGCATTGATTCCATCAATGACTCTGTTTACCATATTTTCAAACATGGTAATGATGTTGTTTATAAAATCTTTTGCCGCCTGTTTTGCATTGTTGAATACTTCAACCCAGTCGGTTTCAAATAATTTCTTGATTCCCGCAATAACTGTCTTAATCACAGTCAGCACCAGGCGTATTATAACCAGAATTCCATCAACAGTGCTTTTTACCTTATCCCCCATCTTCTGGAGAATCGGTAAAATAATTGGAAGTATATTCTCAATAACCCACCCGATAAGCGGTTGCAGAACATTTTCCCATAGCAGCCTGAGTACATCAATTACCATCCCTACTATCTCAATGATTTCATCAATAACCGGTTTGATGTAATTCTCGTAAGTGTCGTTGAACATTGCAGCCCATTCTTCTAAAATAGGCTGCATGTAAGTATTCCAAAATTCCAGGAATTTTTCTATCAGTTCGGACACTCCATCCTTCACACTTTCAACAAATGGATGGATATGTTCAGCGTACAGGCTTGTGATTCCATTTGTTATCTGATTAACCATGTTCGATAAGGTTGTGGTGAATTCTGCAACCACGCTAAGCAACCCATCAAACGCGGTTTTAAAGCCTTCCTGGTTATTCACAAACGGGTCGATAATCAGATGCAGCAAGTCATCCACTGCATCCGCAATCAATGTTGTTGCAGCCATAAACACATCGCCAATAATCTGCAAGATGTTGGCAGTGATGGTCTGCCCGTTCTCCTCTCCCCAGACAGAGAAAACATTGGCAAGTGCATCCAGTCCATCTGCCAACACATCCGCAATGTCCGCTCCAATGTCGAACATGTGGATGATATACTGCTTAATGGTTTCTGTGTTGTTTTCCAGATAGGTCGCCAGCCCTCCCAGGAAATTGCTTGCGTAAGTTGCCCCGATACTTAGAACAGATGCCGACATTCTCCCCAGGGAAGTCATGACCGCCTGTACAAATCTGTCTGATGCACCCAGAACATTCTTATCGGTAAAAATGTTCGAGAGTGCATCTTTTACCCGCTCTGCGCTGTCCTTGATTCTGGCAAGCTGTGAGGAAATGTCCAACTTCCCCCAAGAGGACTGAAAACCGTTTAAGAAGTCATCCTTTAGCTTTGTGAGATAGTCGAAAAACTCCTCATATCTGCTCTGTACCTGGTCTAAGGCACTTTCCTGCTCTCCGGTTTCAATGGGTTCCATTGTCACCGTAGCCCCACCACCAGAAGAACTTCCACGGCCAGAGTTGTCCTGTTGCAGAACATTCAAATCATCAAAGGATGCCAGTGCCCCTTTTGCCGCTTTCCCGGCTTTTGTTGTTGCATCGGCATAATTATCCATTGAGTCTGCAGCATCTGAATATCCACCAGCTACAGACTCCGCCGCGGATGCCGTGGTACTCATCTGCTGCATCTGGATTCCGAACACACTGGACAGAATACTACTGATGGTATTTCCCACATCAATCAGTGCTGCTACAATCGTGTTCAGACCTTTCACAACAGGAGTTAACACAGCAATCAGACCATTTCCTACAATGCCCAGAAATTCTTTCCACTGTTCGGAGAGAATTCTTGTCTGGTTTGCCCAGGAATCCTGTGTGTCGATGAAATCATCCCCGATATAGGATAACTGGCTCATTACATACTGGTAACGGAGCATAACCTTTTCGGATTGCGTCATAGCAGCATAGGCTTTTTTGATGCCCTGCTCCTGCGCAAACTGTTTAAGGTTTACTTCGGTCATTACAACACCATACTGCTTTAGTGTCTCTGTTTCGCCGGTGTATATGGATTTCAGTGCAATGCTGGCCAAGTCCTGGGACACGTTGTAGAATGACGCCATATTTGCAGTAAGTTTGGTCAGCGACAATGCCATATTCTTTGCATTTTCGGAACTATCCAGCATGGATTTTCCCATGCTCATAAAGGTAGATCCGGTCTGATATGCCATAAGCCGGCTCATTCCCAGATTTTTAATGGAGGATGCTGCCAAGTCATCCATTTCATTACGCATATTGCCAAATGCTTTGCTGACAACGTTGTCAACCTCTGCCAAATCCGATGCAACTCCGATTGCCTCTTTTCCGAACTTGACCAATGCTACAGTGGAAAAGGTAAGCCCCAGCATTTTGGTAATACTCCCCAGACTTGCTATCATGGATTTGATGCCATGATTGAACCCATCTGTATCCAATTTCGTGTTGATCCTTATAGATCCATCATATCGTGCGCCCGGTCATCACCCCTTTCGGAACTCTATCAGAGCCTCATTCTCTGCCATCTTTCTTGCCCTGATTTCTGCCATCATCCTGTCGTAATCGTCAATGGCTTTTTCCTGTTCTTTTGTATATTCCTGGATTTTCTCTCTTTCCAGTCCATAAATGGCTTTTGCGTTTTTAATCGCTTTGATTTCCTCTGCAGATGCCCCTTCCCTTGGTTTCTGTGTTCTGATTTTAACCGCTGTTAGGAAAGAGGACTGGCTGTCCGGCATGTTCCACAGCATCCATTGAAATTCCCACCAGTGCATATCCTCTGTATTCAGATTGATGCCATAAATCTGTCGGAAATCCGCATAAATCCGTCCCTGGTCAACATAGTAGTCCATCACTTTCTCGTTATGCTCCTGCTGGGGACTGGGATTGTCATGGTGCCAGCCGGATAAAAACCAGTACAGACATTCTTCAAAGTCATTGGGATTTTGTGGAAAATCTCTTATTGTCCCGTCTTTGTTTCCAAACAGAAGTTGGGTCATATAGTACATTCTTTCAAGCCCTGTCAGTTCCTTGTCCTCGAACAATAGAGATAACTGGACTCCCACGCAGAAAGAAATGTTTAAAATGTACTCCACTCCGTCTTTTTCCCAGATATATGGCAATCTGTTATAAAGAACATTGTTCATGATATTTACCTGCTATAAGGTGTGTACTTCGCTTTCTTCTGAACCAGTCCCTCTAAAAGTGGCATGATCTGTTCAAAGAAACTCTGTAACAGGGAAATGTCCGGGACGAATTTAGGATTCAAGTCGTAATTCTCTTTAAAAATGTCGTGAATCAATCCCTTTCCGAACATCTTTTCAATCTCTGCGATTAAACCGTTCACTGCCTTTTCGTTCAATTCCAGGATGTCTTTCGCATCCTTCGTGGTAATGCCATCCTTTTCATCCAATCCCAGGGATTTATAGGTACTCTTGCATTCCTCATTGATTTTCTGCGCCCCATCGTAGAGTTCTAGAAATCTGTTGAGAAGATGTGTGTCGTTTGTGTCAATCGTTAAAACTGCTACTGTTACATCTTCCTCATTTGTAATTGCAATTCTTTTAATACCTGTGCTTAATTTAATTGTTTCCATGCTTTTCCATCCTTTCAGAAACGGGGCAGGAATTTCCTGCCCCACTATGGTTTTCTATTTCTATGCTGCCTCTTTCGGTGCCCAGGTGAATTCTCCACTGGTGCCGATTGTGATAGTGCCCAGTTCCACATCACCGTTGCCGTTAATCTGGATGGTGGAAGTAAGGTTATCACCACCTGCTCCACCCGTACTGGATGCACATACCGTGACGGGGACTCTGATACAATCCCCGGTTGTTCCGGTGATGTCGCTCTTGTAGAACCGGTAGTAATAAGTTTCACACTGTGTTCCGGTAGGAAACTTCTTGAACATTTCATTGATTACAGTCTGCATTTCATCAGACAGATGGGCTCGCTCCGGGGACATGGACAGTGCATATCCTTTCACGGTATTGCTCGCACTTTTCATATTTACATACTGTGTCGATTCCGTATTGGGACCCCAGTCCTCCGTAATCTCGTTAAATCCGTCTCCCATCTCTACGATTTTCGATGTTTTGCCACCCATGAGGGAGCCAATGTCCATGAGAGAAACCATGTTTGTTCTATCCAATGCCATTTTTCTTTTCCTCCTTTATTTCTGATAAAAATACTTCATCGTCATATTTACGGCATAGTCAGTGTTTTTCTCACTCTTACCGCCGCCAAATACCGGTGATGTACGGTTGATTGATTCCAGTTTCATGTGCGGATCTTTGAATTCAATTCCACTCTCCTCCATCCATGCTGCCAGGTCATTTAGCATCTGCTGTGCATCCATACTTGTCCGGTTCGTGGTAGGCGAACTTCGAAAAATCAACTGGAACGGCATCTGCGCCACATAGCTGCCACTGACATACTTCTCCAGATACACTGCTCCCTGCATAGGAAAGAGGCCAATAGACCGCTCTGGGTTAATGTCATTCCATTTCACGGTCTGGTTGTCTGCCTTAAATCCTTTCGGATAATTTGGGTATGCCATTACCAGTGCCAGGAGTCCTTTTCCTGCGTTCTCCGCATCCCGGATGGTAAGTTTTTCTTTCTCGTCCACGTTATACACCTCCAACTTCAAAATGAGGTAAAATATCCTCATATTTATCTACGTTTGTAACCTTGTACACATTGTCCAGGTTCTCTCTCGCCCACTCATAGGCATAGGATTCTGGCAGTTCCACTCCCGTGCAGTCCCCCAGAGCAAAGAAATCCAGCGTTAGATGAAATGTAATAAAGTTTCGCTTTTCTTCCTCTGACAGTGCGTCCCACGCTTTAGGTTCTATGTACGATTTTGGCAAGGAAGAATAGTCCAGGTACAATTTCGCGCTGTCTGCACTGTCCGTTCCACTTTTCACAACATTCGCCCCACGGGTTTCAACCAAGTCCACGCCTTTCAACAAGGTCAGAAAGTATTTTTCTTCCTCCGTCTCCGGGTTGTAAGAACGGTTGAAAACAGTCACCATTTTATTATCAAAAAATCCCATATTACACTCCTGCATACATCAATCCGGTGCCGGACAGATACTCGCTTACCGCGTCCCGGCAAAGTCTTGTCTGCGCCGCCTTATCCCCCAGCACCTTGTCAATCAGTGTCTCGTTGCTCCCGAAACTGATTGACCGCCCGCCGGAGGACATTGATTTGATGTTCCCTGCCTGTGTATCGTTTGCATGGGCAGTCTTATAATCAATCTGATAAAGCAGATCTGCCAGGGCGCAGGTGGCTTTCTGGATTTCATCGTCATAAGAGTTTTTTGCATCCTCATCGATGTTCCCATAGGTCAGCTGATTCAGCTTATCGCTCGCCCGGCTTTCCCACTTAGGGAAAAGGGATTCCGCAATAGAATCCCCATAGTACTTTTCTTTGTAGAAATCATACGTGGTATATCCCATCCCGGAATCCCCCTTTCTTACGCAAAGTCAACAAGCAAGTCGGTGTTGAGTTCCTTGATACCGTAAATCATATCAAAGGAAATCTTGTCCTGCTTGTGGTCGGAATCGTAAGAGAATACGACACGGACTCCCAGACCATCAGCAGATGCAATGTAGGCGTTTTTGTTACCCATAGGCAATTCAAGGTTACGTGTTACAAGTGCCAGGCCGTTCCGGTGGAATCCTAAAGCGTGAGCCTTGTTGACGATAAAAGCATCAACACTGGTAACTGTTTCGGGGATATTCTGGTCTACCTTAACTGTACCGCCGCCAGATGCCAGTGTAACATCCTCGGTAACGGTGTAAAGGTAACCTCCCACGATTAACTGGTCACCCTTCTTAATGGTTGCTGTTGCGGTCTTTCCATCGGAAACAGTAAATTCCGTTGCGTCCTTTGTGCCAGTAACCTTGTAGGATGTAACAGTTCCAGGAGTATCATTCTGGTTCTCCGGGCAGTTCTGGGACATGAAAGTCTCGCAGGTGTATACTTTACCGATTTCAGACTCTTTCAGTGCTGTGGAATCGCCTTTATAGCACTGTTTCGCAAAGCTATCCAGCGTATTGTATTTGTACAGGGTAGTGGGCGGTAAGATTAACCGTCTATCCGCTCTGGGTGCTTTTGCCTGGTCTAAAGCTTTACCCACACCTGCGATATCTGACAGAACCGGAGTCCCGGAAACGGTTGCCTTTTTTCCTGCTTTGGAAATACCTACTGCCAGAAGATCCGCATCAATCTGTTGCGCCATCGACTGCATCGCCGGAGTAATGACCTGCTCGGAAAAGTTTCTGATGTCCAGGGTCATTTCTTTAGAGCCAACATTGACGGTAATATCCCGGAATCTGTCCATCTTGACAGTTACGGAACCCTCGGTAATGTCCTGTGCCTGGGTCTGCCCGGTGAAGTTTTTCGCTACAAAGGTAGCTGGTTTTCTTACGGTGATGGTATCGCCCACCTTTACGAACTCGTTGGAATAATCTCTATGTACGAGATTTGCCATTGTAAGATTGCTCTGCAATACCATCAATGCCTCATTCGCAATAATCTGCGGTGTTAAAATTGTGTTTCCCATTTAAGTCCTCCTTACTGATTCTGTTCGCGCCACTTCTTATAGGTCGCGAAGTCCATTTTATTTGGGTCACCAGTGATGGGCTCGGTATTTGCCCCGGCTCCCATCGGATTGGTAAAAGTTGCCTGGTTCTGCTCTGCCTTTTCATCAACAAAAGCCCCAGCGTCATTCTTCTTTGCATTTTCCAGCAAATCATTAAAACCAATGAGTTTGCCATCCTTTACGGTTACACTGGCAGCAATATCAGCCATCACAGCCTTTTTCGCAGACTCGGAAGAAAACTTCACATTTCCAATCGCCTCTTTTAGCAAGTCCGCTTTCTCACGCTCGGCAATCTTAGCGTTATAGTCAATCTCTGCCTGTTCTGCTTTCTTTTTCCACTCATCACGCTCTTTTGTGATGGTATCGAAATCCTTGCCCTCGAATCCTTTTAAAGTTCCCTCTGCAGTCTCCGCGCGTGTTTTCCAATCGTCCCTGTCGTTTTCTGCTTTCTGAACCTTATCATCCAGTTCCCTTTTTGAATAGACTTCCTCTCCGAAACTCTTTTTGATGGATTCTTTCTGTTCGTCTGTCAGTTCCAGTCCGATTTTCTCCAATTCACTGATTACTTTTACCATTGTTTCTACCTCTCTCTTTCCAAGTTGTTGCTCCGGTCAGTCCGGCACGATTGAGTTGCTATTTACCCCATAGCTGGCAGTCGCGCAGGGAGGAATCGAACCTCCGACATCTAGAAAAGCACTCTGGTAAGCTGCCACTGCTCTACCGCGCAAAAATATCGTAACATGGTGTCACACTAGATTTGTGCCATTTTTTTGCAAAGAAAAAGCACCTATGTTTCAAGGTGCCCTTTCCTGGAGGTAAACATGAAGTATGGAAATACAAATGCACTATTATAGTAACTCATGTGCGGAAATATTTTGTGCCAAAATAAAAGAGAGCGTATTATGCTCTCTTTTAAAATCCAAGTTTTTTTGTATATTCATCAATAGCTTTTAATTGTTCCTCATGTGGGAGGTTTAGAATCCGCTCCCTTTCTTCCTCTGGAATAGCATCTACAAATCTATCCGCCTCTTGCTCTATTACCATTCTATCATCAATAATATAATCACTCATGTCTTATAAACTCCTAAACTCAAAGTTATACCGCCTTGATAGTTCTTCTAATATTTTTTCCCTATATTCTACTCCATTATACATCTTGCATTTCAGCGTAGCAACCCTAAAATCTCTCTGTTCTATTCTCTGACTGGGCTTTGTGTAATAGTATATACTTCCATTGTGTCCCACCGTTATGCCAACTGCATCATCATTCTCCAAAAGTGAGTTTATGTCCTCTATACTGGGCGGTGTTCCTCCTGGATGATTATGGATAAACAATACCCTATCCCCCATTCTCTCCGCTCGCTTAACATCATCCGTTAGTTTCTGCGTTCTTTTGACCCCGTACGGATAATTTTGGTCTACAATAGACGAAATATCCTTTCCAGACTTTAACCCAATAACATATAATTCTTCTGTATCCTTACCATCTCGATTTACCAGTGCATTTCTTGACCGTTGTGCTGCCAACGCATTTGCTTGTGGATTGTTCGATATTTTGGAAAATCTTTCTGTATATTCTTTACTCTTTACTATTTTCCAGTTTACCCCATGTGTACCACCGTCCTTAGTTCTCAACGATTTCTCATTGATACTCTGACTTTTTACATTCTGATACGCCGTAGCCCGTCCATTTGCCTGGGCAGATTCCGCACGCTTGAATCCAGCAACTTTTAGCCGTTCAGCCTGCGTCTGTAAGCCGTTATCCGCACAATACTGTTTGTACTGCTTATTCTGCATACGGAGTTTGTATGCCAGCTTATCATATTGCGGTTGCAGCATCTCCTTTACATCGGTTTCTGTGATGCCGTCCAATTCTTCCTGCTTTGCAAGCAGTTCCCGTTTTGTCTGCCGGATACCGCGCTCCATTGTACGCTGTTGCTGTTGCTGTTCGTAGATTTTCTGACTCTCATGCACATCAATCTTAGACTTGCCATCTTTATCCAAATACGGATTTCTAAGGGATTTATCCCACGGTTTGTGGGAATGTCTGCAATTATACCCATGCAAGCCCAGAGGATTGACTACATGCCCCTGTCCGGTGCTTACATCTATGGTATATCCAGTGGATTCCAGTAAATTAGGTGTATCATCGTCACTTCCTACGATTTTGTACACCTTCCCCTGCCAGTGATCATGGGACTGCACCCCTTCCGAGTGTTTCTTATCATACCGCGCCCCTGGATGTGCAGAGACAAGCACATATTCAATGCCATTTTCCGCTATGTACTGATTGGTTACCTGGGCTGCTGTCTGATTCATAGAGGTTACCACACAGCACCGCACTGCCGCCTCCAGTGACCGTCTTGCCCCTGTGGGATAGTCAATCATCACTCCGCTTTCGGCATAGTTGTCCAGTACCTCACAAATAGCACTATTATAAGACTGTAACCCGGATGCCACCCGAAAATCCACATCGTTGAGCATATTCAGCAAATCCCTCTGGGATTGCAGCATGGTTGTCCTGGTGAGGTTGTCCAACTCTCCATAAGTTTTCATCAGTTCCGCGTTCATCGTCTTTACCACGCTGTTATTTTTCAACGGACGCTTAGGGGATGTCCCTAATCTTTCCAGAACGGTTTCATCATCAGAAAATGAGGTCATAACGCTGTCACGCAATAACCGTCTGACCTCATTCCGACTCTTACCGGACATCTGTGAGATTCTTTTTACAATCTCCGTGTGATGCAAGCCCATCTGCTCCAATTTCCACAGCTCCCGGTCTGCCGTTCCAGACAGTTCCCCGGACTTAATCAGTCGCATTGCAATGTCCTGGACAATCCAATCCTCCAGTTCCTGGTACATCTCTATTAACTTATCAGATTTTCCATAGAAATAATTCGGAGTCAGCACCTATCCTTTTCCTACCTCTCTCTTAACCAGGTCAATCCATTCCTGTCCATGCTGTTGCTTTGCCTCCTCAAACCAGTGGTCTGTTGCACCCAGTTTTGTATAGTACAGTGGGCGTTCAGTCAGCACCGGCTTGCTCTCTCCCCGTCCTACAAATGTCCTGCCGCTCTCATCCGTGCGTACCAATCCGGTATACTGGTAATGTGCATACGGGGTATTGGTTTCAATGAGTCCCGGATCTATTATTTGCGTTTGTTCTATCATGTGTCCCTGTTTCATCGGCATATACGGCACCATGTCATTAAGAACCTGCATATCCAGCTTGTCCTGTGCCCTCTTTAGGTTGGCATCCATCCGGGCTGTGTCCAAGTGAATATGCACACTCCCTACTGTATTGTCATATCTCATTTAATCGCCACCCATCCTTATTCCTCCCCGAACAATCCTTTTTCCTGTGACCCACTAGCCTCCTGCACCGCGACTTTGGCATCTTCCTCGGAATATCCCTCAAATCGTACAAGATACTGCCATTTGGGAATATATCCAGAGTTGGCAAGAGTAAGATTCCGCGCCCTATCTTCCTCCTCATTATAGGTAATATCGCCGAAATCGTATTGCGGTTCATAGTCTCCCACCGGTGCAAGTCCATACAAATCCGCAAATACCGACTGCGAATAAAACAAATCGTCAAGACAGTTCTGCATTGCATCCCGTACATCCTTGATAAGCTGTATAGTGCGCCTATCGTCTGACTCTACCTGGGTGGCTGTTACCATGCCGGTCTTTTCGTCGATTACAAAATAGCCATTGGAGAATCCGCACTTCACACCGACAAGAGACAACTGTTGATTGATGCCGCCTTTTCTGATATCTGTATTCAATGTCGGGTTGATTTCATGGTAAGTTTCATCGCCATTATCCATCCCGGCTATCGTCTTAAAGAACTTAGGGAGCTTTACTTGTGGTCTTATCGTCTGCCCTTTTTCGTCTTTGTACGCGGGTTTCATCACAAGACGGTCATCCACCATTACCATCCTGCGGCTATCAAAGATTTCTTCTGCGTTCCGGCTATAAGCAATGTCCAAATCCTTTAGTTCCTCAATAGCATCTGCAAAGGCAGACAGTCCCAGAGGGCTTTTCGGGTCGATGTCGTTGGAGGACGGCATCCGAAATACGCCGAACAGCATCGTGTCAATCTGCTCTCCACTTTTCTTCGCGATATGTACATCCGGCTGCAGGGTAGCCCACTTCGTCATTGATAGGTCAATAGGCTTTCCCAGTTCCCCGGCATTTCGTGACACATACGCCCGGTTGGATATGGAGTAGTATGTCTTATCAGTATACTGTTCTTCCTCTGGCATCCGCACCTTTGCTTTGAAAAATCTGTGGTATTCCAGTTTGGTGTAGTAGTCTTTGTCCTTCTGGTAATCGTCCTGGAACACGATGCCTGTGATATTATGGTTCCCGTCCAGTTCTGTGATTGCAAATCTATCCGGTGTCACAATATCCACACCCACGCCATTAGGCTTAAGAATAACGGTGCCATACGCACATGCAAGCCCCGTCCACTCCCGTATATGGTCATGCACGGATTTCTCCCAGAACTGCGTCATATAATCTTTCCGGCTCCCATCAAATGTCACATCTATGGCAAGGGTAGCAAGTCGGGCGATTTCCTCGCACACAAATTTTGCAAATTTGATTGTCTTGATTCCTTCCTCCGGGTCTACCCAATCCGGTTCTCCCCTGTAAATCAGCATCCAGTTCTGGATTGCTTTCTGCATATCCCCGGAAGTGATACCACTTACATGAAACTGGTCTTGCATTTCGGACTGGAACATTCTGTTCCACCATTCTTTGATTGCTGATAATACTCCCATTGCATCCTCCTATATAATTCCTCTATTATATCTCCGTGCTACTGTGTATATGAAATATCTGATTAAATCCATGTGGTGGTCGTACTCTTTAATTACTCTGTCCTCTCCCACTGCTTTCTCATCCCACGCATACGCCCCAAACTCCTTTTGTGTCTCGGTGCAGCTTTCATGTATCTGGAGCATCCCCAGGTTGAGATACTTCGTTACTTCCTGAATGCCATTCAGTACATCATTGTTACCATCCGTGCAGGTGTACTCCCCGTACTTACGGATAGTTGCTTTCATGGCTGCTGCAGACGGGTCTATCACGATGGATGTGATCGGGAAGTCCCCGGCAACTTCCTGTATCATCTTGTAATATGCCTCGTTGTCTATCGTCACTCCTTTTTCCCTGCCGGAGTAGTGCCCCTCCCGAAGCATCCGCACCCTGCCGCTGTTCTGCAGCTCCATCAGTCCCACAGCAAAAGGGTTCATGGTTCCGTAATCGATGGACAGATAGTAGGATGACTGTGGACTGTATGTATATTCGCCGTGGAAGATGTTCTTTTCTTTATCGAACATACCATAGACAAGTCCCTCGGCAATTACCCACAATCCCCGGATAAAACGGTCATAGAACACACCTTTATACATACGCTCATATCGTTCAATAACCTTTTGTGAAAGACTGGGATTGTCCCGCATGGTAAAGTGAACACGGATCATGTTCTTTTCCGTAATCTTATCTATCCATTCTGTCTTGATATAGTGTGACGGACTCTCTGGATTGCAGTTGAACCAGTATTTGGAACCGTCCACAGAACATCGTCCTGTCGCCTGGTTAACAAATGACTCCGGCATAAGGGCTACTTCATCGAAGAATACTCCGGCCAGTGTGATACCTTGGATTAAGTCCTGGGAGCCCTCATCTTTACCACCAAACAGATAGAATGTATTTTCCTTGGCTCCCATACGGATAACCATGTAATTTTCTGACCTATGTTCTTCCACGCGATACCCCCGGGACAGGAGCATCATTTTCAACTGGCCAATCACATTACGGCGCAGGGACTGTATTGTCTTGCCACACACGGCAAAGTTCAGTCCGTCAAATGTTTCCATTGCCCACATGATGAATGACAAGGACATTACCGTAGTCTTTCCAGAACGGATAGATCCGTCACAAATAATGCCATCCTTATCTGCATACGGGCTACCTGGCATCCACCACTCAAGGACTACCTTCTGCTTGTGACTGAATGGGGTAAACCTAAACAACGCCTTACGTTTCAACCGAATCATCCTCCTTAAAGGTTGCCATCATATCCCCTTGCAGAGCCTCCATAAACCCATCGGATTCATACTCCGCAGACTCGCCACCCTCCTTCTCCGCTTTCCTGCGGTCAAGTTCTGCCTGATATTTCTTGCTTTCCATATCCACAGGCAGTGCATACAGTTCCTTGATATTCTTCAGTGCGCTGGTTACCTGGGACAGCCCCAGGCGGTCTACGGGTCCCGTCTCCATGCGAACGTGTTCGGTATCGTCAATCACTTCCTTGGTAGGCTTGCCGATTGCCTTATCGTCCTTATATTCCACCGTTCGGGTTCGCTTTTTGTCCCGGACAACATACTGCTCCAGTTCCTTGATAGCCCGCTCTGCTTTGTCTGTGGCCATGCCTGCTATCTCCAGGAGCCGTGCAATACGGTCTGCATCCTTATCTGCGGATTTCTCCAGGGCTTTTTGTTGGATGCTTTTCTTATATTCCTTTCTCTTTTCGCTCCATTCATGTTGCATAGAGTATTTTTCAACGGTTCCAATGGCAATATTATGTTTGGCCGCCAGTTCTTCCAGCGTACAAGGCTTCTTTCTGATGTCGGTCACATACTCATGCTCTATGTTCACCCAGGAGACGGATCCCGAACGTTCGCTTTTATCGTTCGCTTTTGATTCCGAACGTTCGCCATCCCAATTCTGGTTATTTTTCCACCGTCTTACCGTTCCAGGAGGCACATTCAGTTCGGTGGCAATGTCTACCAATTTCATCCCCTGCTTATACATCTGATATGCTTTGTCACTTAATGGATTTTTCTTTGCCGCCACTGACTACCTCCTTTCTGGCAAATAAAAAAGCCTTACAACTCCATGCACATCATAGAGCCATAAGGCTTTAGGTAAATATCGACGATTTAAACGCGAACCTCTCATTTCTGAGTATTCTACCAGACTTAAACTATATTTACCTACTACGATTATGCCATATTCTGCTTATTTTATCAAGGAAATCCTTATCCTGTGGGCTTAATGGTTCATGCGCTTTCTCTGATTCTTCCGTGTGGAAATAACCATGATGAACATGCCATTTTCCCTTCTTTTTATCCTTTTCGATAACTTTACATCGTTTATTATCCTCATCCATAAATGCAATCCGAACGATATCATCGCCACCCACTTGCACATACGTTCTTCCATTGGTCATTGTTTCCAACAGGGGTTCATAATTTTTAATGCTATTCGTCACGAACTTAATGTTTTTATCTTCCAATACCGCGTGGTACTGGCTCCCGTATGGGTTTCCTCTCTCGCTCATGCCACTGCCAGATCCTCTGCCACCCACCTTTAAATCATCCTCCTAGCCCCGCGCCGGCCTCGCGTGTCCATTCTTAACCATTTTCTCATACCGCCCACATTTGCATCCTCATTATCCAATAACTTCTCTGTTTTCTTCCTATCCTCTTTATATTCCTTCTCCTGCACGGTTTTCTGCTTTTGGGAAATAGTCTGGACTTTAACTCCGTTCTTTGTTGCCCGGTCTATATATTCTTTGGGAGACATATTGTTTGGCATTTGTTCTGGAGTCCCACCAAATCCTTCCTGCCTATACCATGTTCCTCCGTGCTTTTCAAAGTAAAATCTCGTTGTTTTCCCATCAAAAGTTACATCCGCACCAGCAATACTGTGTTCAATCCCACTACTCGCACCACGCCCGCCAAAATATTGTAAATCCATTACCATTGTGCTACCTCCGCTTCATTCCACTTCTCGCTAAATGCCTTGACCCGCACAATATTGCCCTTGCACTCCTCCGGTACACTGCCGTAGAAGATAATCTGTGTAGGTTGCAGCCTGTCCACCATTTCCATATATCCATCCAGGAACTTTTGCCTTCGCTCCCTGCTGTTCTGGGTTCCCACTGAGGAGATTGCCACCACGCTGTGTGTAGGTTCTCCATCAAAGCACCACTCAAAGGAATCCTTATCGCTCCAGCAGATGGTAGGAATCACCCTTATGCCATGCTCCTGCCAGTACGCCGCCAGCCAGTGCTTCCGATAGTGGTTATATATCTGCAACGCCTTGGGGAAATCCGTATACATAGAGAAATCCGGGGACATTACATAGGAAAACTGCTGCAGCATACCAATGTATCTATCCGGATCCGTCCACAATCGGATAAATTGGTAATCGTCCAGGAAGAAATGCACTCCCTTCTTTTCCCTGTCCTTTGCAGTGCTGGCATAATTAAATCCAATCCAGTCGCATCCCTCATACTGTGTCGGTTCTATCTCCGGTATCTGGTACTCCCCGGTTCCGTTATAAATTGCTCTCTGTGCATTTTCATAATTTCTCTGTGATTTATACATAGCATTCCTCTCATACTACTATTGTAAAGCAGATAGGCAGAGGATTTGTGCCAACTTACGGGAATTAAAAAAGAGAGGGTGTTTAGTCCTCTCCTTTCCAGTCCCTATATCAAGCGGTTCCCGTGGAAAACCATCCTCAACTGTCCATTCCTTTCTTCTATGTAGCGCATCCCTCTCTGGCGCATGAGCCGTTGCACGGTGCTACGCCGCCGGTAGAAACTTCTCCTGCTGATTGGGAGGATGCCGTAGTGAGCCTCCAGCATGTCATAGCTTGTCCCTACCACTATGCTCTCTGCCAGTTCTTTTGCTATAAAACTGTCTACACCCATACAAGCTCTATAAACCTCATCCTGGCACACTCCTACATTTTCTTTCCTTGCCTTAACACATCCCATTCCTCATTTCCTCCTCAATACTAAAAAAGCGCCACATAGCAATTCGATTAAGAATTAACTATTTGGCGCTTAGGCTCTATTGTTACGATTGATTCAGCTTTACATTTTCTGCAATATCCTGGGAAGTTAATCAGTACAGTGTCATTCCTAACAACCTGCATTTTAGGATTTCCACACCTAGGGCATTGCAACCAATAATATTCCTTGGGCAACCCACTCACTCCTTCATGAGAATATTATATCAGAACTGATGTTTTGTTTCAATAATAGGACATAAAAAATCCACCACAAAACTGTGATGGTTAATAACTTTTACTTCAAATACTATAAAACTTTTATTGCAAAACCGGATAATTATATGGCAGGCGTAGCCGCTCCTGCATCTCTCGGGTTTCCCCTGTCGTACCATCGGCGTGTGGTCGCTACGAAATCTACCACCTCATACAACTATCCGGGTAAAGCACAATTATTATATGATGATAATAACACATTTCTCCTAATACATCAATATTAGCAGATTGAGGTACTTCTGCAACCCCTTTCTTTAACAAGCCCTATAGTTCTTTCTCACATTCGGACGAAAAGAGAGCCTATTTCTAAGCCCTCTAATACTTTGTGCTACCGATATTCAGTTTGCATGCATCTCCTGCAACTGTGTGTCTATGACCATCCAGCACTTTTTCATAATTTTAATTATTTCTTCTCGCTCCATGCCCTTACTCTCCTTGTATCATTTCCAGTTTTTTCCGCTTTGCCAGTGCCACCCGCATCATTTCCTCAAAAAATGCTTTTGTCTTGTCGGAGGCATCTATGTTTTTGACATATTCCTGGCAGTCATTAAAGTTTTCTTCTGGCATCTCTACCAGGTCAATCATCATTTGCATCACTTCATCGTTGCCCATCAGTCTACCTCCATGCTTATCTGTGCATTACAGTCGCTAATCTGCTCCTGCAGGATAAGAGGAAGATCGTACTCCTCTACTATGGACACAGCAAGGTCACACTGGTTCCTCTTGATTGCTTTATATGTAGTGACACCAAACTGGCGTTTCAGTTCCCGGTGTATATCTCTGTACACCTTGCCACGTATGGAGTTATTTTTATAGGCGTTACTTCCTTTTCCTCCCAGTGAATCAATTCCTCTCTTGCTTACCGCCGATGTAATTCTATCGCATTCCACTGCCAAAAGTGGCATGTCCTGTTTAAAATCATCAAGTTCCTGCCTTACACTTTCGATTTCTTCTCTAAGTTCTGTGTGTCCCTGTGCTAAAAGAGCAATTTTACCATCAGTTGTCTGTGGTATTTGAGCCTGCCCATATACGCCCGTCTTACGAATGCACGGAAGAACTTCCGAAGTTACCCATTTTTTGAATTTCTTCGCACTCTCCAACTTACTACCAAATATAAGAGAATATAACCCACTCTCGTTGATAACTGTTGTTTCCTGCGTTCCAGAGGTACTGCCCACCGGGCACCCCCTCTTATCTTCTGCATCTACATTCTTTCGCACACCAGAATATGTGTCTGCATACCCAAGTGCTTGGCACACATCCTTGCCAACAAACCACGGCTCTCCCTCAATCATCACCGTGCGGATCTCTCCAAATTCAGGATTGTTAAAAATTTTTATTTCATTCCGCATAACAAATCTCCTTTCAAATTTTGCTTGAAAGAAGTATCCATCCGCATTATAATATTTACAGAAGGAAACTTCTTAGTAAAACAGTCGTTTGTGCTTTGGTCGGTGCGACGACTGTTTTATTCTTTTTCTTGATATTCATTTCCAAACAGTTCCTTAAATGCTTGCATTATATCATCAAGAGCCTGTTCCAATGACCTTTCATCAGTTGATTTGAGCAATGTCTCATATATTTTCTCGTATTGCTTATTAATAGGGTCACGCTCTCCATCAACAATGTCATAAACTGTCGAACACTCTACATTAACCTTAAGAAAACACCAAAATTCGTCCTTTAAAATGTTCCCGTTTGATACGCTTAAAATTTCAAGCATATTCGCAGTTTGTTCAAAAATATTTCTTCCATACATGTTGTTTTCTAGCATTGCAAGCATTCTATTTCTAAATGAATCATTAAGGTCTGTACTTACTTCCTCGTACTGTACCTCTATCCCTCTAGAAATTATTTCGGTATCGCTAACCGTTGTGCCAGTTCTAGAATAATAGTTTCTTAAGACATTAAACATACGCTCTGTCTTATTATTAAATCGAACACTTTTTACTTTTCCCATCTTGTGTCCTCCTTTCTTTGTAAACACATTGTATTACATTTTGTTTACATTGTCAAGAACTATTTTATTACCCTACACATAGTTAATTTTCATCATTATAAACAGCGGACTGTGCAATTTTGCTCTGTCCTAATTGTTCACAATGCCTACGAATATCTCTTAATAATTCCTTGTGTTCTTTTCCAACCATTTCGACTACTTCTCTGCTGTCTAAGGTGTGAAGAAATCACTCAGCGCCATTTGGCTCTCAGTTAAAATTTGAACATAACCTTTACGGTCTTTCCTTCCATCCAGTTTTCTTAACAAATCTTTATGTTCTACTTCCATCATCTCAGCTACTTCTAAAGTAGTAATTGTTGCTTTTCTTAATTCATTCATCTTTTTACTCCTCTCTTTTATCATTTCACGCCAACAATCACAAATGCCATCTGTCCGTTGTCGCTCCTCTTTGTGAAATCTTCTGTAAGTTCAATTCCAAACTGCTCACACACCTGCTCTATATTCTTGGCTATTACTTCCGGACTCTGTTTCTCAGCTTTCATTGTCCGTTCAAGAATTTTTAACAGATTTGCAACTTCTCCCACTGATGTAGCTTTAGGCTGATACTTTGCCATACTGTATCCACCGTTTTTGCGGATTGACGGGAGAACATCTGTGGTAACCCAATCGGTAAATTTCTCTGCATTATCTTTGCGACTCTGAAAGATTGTCTTATACAGATTGGATTCATTTATGTATAACAGGTTCTGTGTTCCTCTTGCGGTAAGGGTAGGAATAGTATTCACACCCTTTTCACTCAGTCTTTCCTTTACTTTTGATGGTTGTGTCAGTTCCAATGCTTTGCAAATATCACTAAGGCAAAACATCGGTTCATCATTTACTACTGCTGTTCGGATTTCCCCAAACTCGTTATTTCTAAATACTTCAATTTCGTTCATTTTTCAATTTCTCCATCTTCTTTTTATTTACCTTAACACTCTCCCAATTTGTTTATGTTGTGCTTTAGGCAATAATTTCATCAATCAATAGGATTTTAAGCAAATCACGCTTTAAATTGTCACATCACTCTTTCCAGTTCCAGAATAATGTCCTCCAGCTCTATGTAGTGTTGGTAATACCGATTTACGAGACTTTTAATGCGATGAGTTATTGTGTCATACTTTTCCTGTAGGGCGTCTCTCGCCTCCTCACATTCTTCCAGTTCTTCTCGAACCTCCTCAATGTCCCCTACTTCACATTCAAGCTGGTCATATTCTCTTTGCAGGTCTTTATAGTCCTCCTGTAGTTCCTCATATTCCTGCCGTATTCTGCCATCAAACCCATTTTCAAAGGCTTTTTGGACAGCTTCATAAATTTCCGGCTCCATGTACTCACGAAAATCATCCAATCTCGTAACATAGGCAGCCTGTCCTTTATACTCAAAACCTATCATTTTCTCTCAAAGGAACCCGATATATCGTTACCATGCGCATAGGTTCGGCTCCTTTCTTACATTTGCGATACAACTTTAATGGCAATCGCCGTATCCTGATACTGCTTTTCCAGTTGCTTGATTTCTCTGTCCAAATTGTCCAGCGTGCTGTATAGCCTGGACATGATGGCATCCTTATCCACAGATTTCTCCACTGGGTTCCCGTCTGGCTCTGCAATCTCTACCTGGCGTTCCTGGCAGGGTATCAATCCCAGTATTTCCCTGATCCTGTCTTTGGTGCAGCAGTTAAGGTCTGCCAGGATCCCGATCTGCATACTCTTATTCTTCGCCCCGGCGTAGTCCCTGCGGATTTCGCCCTCGGTCATGTACATCACAGTATCTCCCGTATCTGGTCGATATTGGCCAGGTTTAATCTGCTCCCGTCCCGGAACTCTATGTAGGCACCATCTGCGTTGTTGGTGTAACCGTATACCTCATGGCTGTCGCCTGGGTAATCGTTCTCAAGCCGTAACCTGGTTCCGATGGGATAAAGGGACATTGTGACAGCAAATACCATGTTTTGTGACATATCATCATCCTCCTCCATTGCTCAAAAGTTCCCGTTCCAGGGCATCGAAATCATAACTGTTCTGTGTAAAGCTGTTGAATCCATTCTTCCCGGTTTCCGGTTTTTTGTAGGTGCCGGGCAGATAATCCAGAAATGTGTTATCAGACAAAAATCTATCCGGATTCTTGATATACCGCTCTGGCGTTCTCAGGATTCCAACCGCTTCTTCGTAATTTCTGGCAGCACAAAGTAAATCATCAGCAGCGACACCAGATAGTAAAGCATCAACATAAGCCTTTTCCGTCAATGACCGACTCCCCTTTTTGGGATAGGCAGTCCAGTATTCCTCAAAACGTTCCGCGGGGGATATATGGGGAATATTTGTTTCGTTTAGTTTAGTTTTATATATGGGTACAGTTTGTGGTACACTTTGTAGACCACTTTGCGGTTCAGTTTGTGGTACACTTTGCGGTTCACTGTGACCTACAAGGCTGTTCACATGATACAAAGCTGCTTGGTTTCCACTTCGGGAACGCCATGTTATGTACCCACACTGGGCAAGCTTATTTCGCGATCTTTTGACAGTAGATTCATTTGCCCCGGAAAAGAAAGCTAACACCGATAACGCTACAGGAAATTCGTTTTTCCAACCCGATTTATTAGCTATGGACAGCAATGCGTACCATAAAGCTATGTCGTGTGAAGAAAGTGGATTTACGGCGAGCGTATCATAGAATGCTTTCAATTCAGCCAAATAATTCATTCTGCCAGTCTCCCTCGCTTATAATCCTCATATAAAGCTTCTTCTACCTTTAGCCATGCTTGCTGCTTTTTGATTCTGCTTTTTGTTTGTCTGATATGTCTCTGTAAATCCAGATATTCATTTAATGTAGGCCGGTAATATCCATTCCCATCAGAAAGGTTTAAAACCACACATTCATTCCTCAACTCTTCAATCAAGTCTCTCATGGCTTTATCCTTGTCTTTACGGTTTTCCTTTACCAACCCATGCTGGACACACAGAGCAACCAGATAATCCCTTGATATGGCATTCTCGCGCCCTACCGGGATTAAATCTATAATGGTAATCGCCGGTGGCGTTGGTGTCGCTTTCGGCGTATATACTGCAAATCTCTCCATGTCTCTCCTTTCCGCCCGCCGGAGTGGGGGACTCTGACGGGCTATGTAAGCAATAATGGCTTTTGATTAATTTGTGATACACATATTGCATGAACGGTTTCTTTTAGCTTTCGCTGGGTGTCCCAACCCGTTCTATGTATATTTCAGTTCTGGGGTATGCCTTGTCGTAACACACCCTGGAACCGTCCATAGAAACCACGATATTGCTGTTATCATCCTCGATAACGCCATGCTTAACCAGGACATCACACAGTGCCTCGTGTAAGTTGCAGAGGTCTACCCTGCGTCTGGTAGGCATGTAGTACATAGCCTTGATATTAACCGGATAATTAATGTGCAGTGGTTCCAAAAACGGCATACACTGCGTTTCATATTCCCGGTATTTCTTACTCGGAATAATCATCATCCTGTTTCCGGTTCTAATAATCTGCTGACTGTTCTTCTTCGTTACTGGGGTAAGTCCGATAATGATTTTCATAGCCAACTCCTTCCAAAAATTCTCGTAAATTCTTCCCGGGTACCGTGGTTCTTTTCAAAGTCCCGCTGGCACTCCTGCTTGAGGTGTAAATCCAACACGGTGCGGGCATATTCTGTAGCACAGACTCCATTGGGATGCAGATCTGGGCGGAGGGGAATCACATAGCCGTATTCCTCACAGGGTTTCTTTTTCTCTCCGCCCATGCTGTAGAAAATATGATGCCGTTCTACTACATTACTTCCGGTGTAATAACAGTGATCCATATCCTCTGTAAAGATGCTCCACAGCCTTTTCATACGCCCCACCTTGCTTTCATTTCAGCTAATTCGGCAGGAGTCATGGTTTCAATTCCCAGTTCTTTTGCATCCGCTACTGTCCCGTCAATCAGCAAAGACATTTCTTTTGTATCGTAGGTATGAGAGCCACGGTAGATTTTATAAAACGTTGCCTTGTCCTCGTATCTGACAGGTATAGCGTGTACCGCTTCCTGCTCCCACATAAATTCTTCCGGGGCATTTGTTTTATAGATCATGATGCTACCATCCGGCAGGAGTTGTGGTTGTCCATACCGGCAAATCAGCATATTTTTGGCTTTGGCTTTGGAAATAGTCAGCGTATCTGCAATCTTTCCTACAAGTACATGGAAATAGGCATTTGCATCCAGTGAGCGCTTTGCCCTGTATTTTTTCATTTCCACAGACAAATCATCAAAAGCACTGATAGTTTGGACAGCCTGTTCTGATACATCCGTGAGTACCATTGTGACCAGTAGTCTCCGTGTTAATATGTCCCGGGAAATCTGTGTAATCTTTCCTCTGCACTGCATTAACTTTCCCTCGCATCATATGTAAAAGCCATCTTTCCAAGACTGTCATTCTTAATTGCAAGAGCCTTGATTTCACCGTTCTGGATTATTATCTGGGTCACCCGGAATTTATCATAGGTTGTGTATTTCTTCTTTCCGTTCTGCGTTGTTTCTTTCAGAGTAACCTTGTCCTTTGGAATCCATATAGAAGGTGCTGTGTATAATTCCCTGCCAATGCCCCAGTTAAAACAAGCACGCTTAAAGGCATCCGATGCTTGTCCTTTTTCCTTTTCCGTATAGCTTTCTGTTCCTACATCCTGTTTCCAAACCCATTCGTCAACGCACTTGATTCCGACAGAACAGTATAGATTTCCATTGATGATTTCATGTTTTCTCTGCCAGTTCTCTGGTCCCACTGTTTCATCCAGAATCCGCATGTCACACCGGGCATCTTTGTAGAGCAGAAGAGAACAGCCATACTCACTCGCCGTATTAATACGGCATTCAATATCCTTTTCCGTTAAATCTCTAAATGCTTTCATGTCTGCTCCTATCTGATAACTAAGTGATCGCCATACTCTTTCAAGGTAACAAAAGGAAGTTCTTTTCCCTCTTTTAATGCTTTCCGAATCAGTTCGTTGTCCGGCTCTTTGCGCATATATTCATCCGGTACATTTTCTCTATCAATCTCAATGGGATGCAATCCGCCGTTTTTCTGGATTCCAAAACTAAAAAGCCCTGTTTTAAATTTGGTCTTTCCGGTAAGCTTCATGGATTCATACAAGTTTTTATTCAGTAACTTTGCCCTGTTCTCCATCGCTTTCTGGCGCTCCTCAAGCCTTTTTTTCTCTTCTTCAAATTTCTTAGCTTCAGCTTTCAGTTCCTTAATGATTTTGGCGTAATTATCTGCCTTATCCTCAATCGCTCCCTCAATACCCTCTAAGGTGTCTTTTACAACGGCATCCTCAAGATTCTCTGTATCCTCCAGCCATTCCAGGAGATTCAAATAATCCCCAGTCAATTCATATAATGTACTCATTTCTTTTCCTCTCTTTCTTCCTCTTCATACGCCTTGCGCTTGCGTTTATACAATCCATCCCGCTGGATCCCAAATTGATAAGCTTCCAGTTCATCCCACTGGCTGTCTACCACCATCCGGTTCTCAATCTGTTCAGGCATCATTCATCCTCCAACTCCACGCCCAGCATGCATCTCAACTCATCATCACAGTACTGTTTCTTTGCCAAAAGGTTCTTTACTGCCTGCAAGGTTCCCATAGCCTGCATTCCATCTTTTAAATCCTCATACTGTACAGGTACTTCCATTGCTTGTCCTCCAATCTAATTCCATTTGTTTATAAGTTCTGTTATACGCATTTATAATGCTGCTCCTGCGATCCACCTCTGCATCATGCTCCCTGCAGTCGTCACACAGCCCGCCTACGATGTCCCCGGGGTCACACAGGCAGCCACACCTGTTGCAGATATTCATTGACATTTTCCTTTCCGCTGTGATACCATAAGACAAAGATAGCGTTGTGGAGACACAGCTGTTGTGATTGAGTAGGATCCCGAACTTTGGTCGGTGGGGGATCCTACTTTTCTTTTACGTGGATTCCGGTTTCCGTGATTTCCAGAATTCCTGCTTTTATCAATGCCAGGATGGTGCCCTCACTGGCTCTCTGAATCGGAACAATCGGTTCTTTCATCTCTTTCCCTCCTTTCTATCCCGAGTAATTTATCTAGTTTTGCCCGGAAGATAAAATACTGATAGTTAGATGTCCCCCTGCCAGGTCTTATTACCGAACCTAAGTCCCATTTACCAGAACGCATCTGTCTACGTAGGTACTCCGGGTTGCATCCAATCTCTTTGGCCGCTTGCTTTACCGAAAGCCTTTGATTTCCTATTCTTCTCACTCCTCTCTGCTTGTCTTTCTTTTCTTCCTCCCCTATAATTTATGTACAGGCTGTTGCACCAGCCGAGTAAAAGAAAGGGGGAATTTTTATGACAAAAGATGCAGAAAAACTTATTTGTATTTGTTACCATGACTACTTAAGCAAAATCAAAGCTGGCAGTTCAAAGACAGAGGCCAAGTGCTTTTCACAGAATTATCAAAATGAAAATAGTCATTTTTCTTCATGGCACAAAGACGACTTTTCTTCTACCCGTGATGAACTGTGCAAGCTAGGATTTTTGAAGGTCTGGATTTCTGGTTCCTTTGAATTAACTCCAAACGCTATCGAGTACATGGAAAACAGATTCAAAAATAACCTCAAGGAAATAACTAAATTTATTTCACAGCTTATTCCTTAGACCGAACAGTCGGTGGCGCTTTCAGGACATTATCGAATCCGTAATTGGCACAGATAATGTTCTTTGAAAGTTCCATTCTGATACGGAACCCTTCTCCTCCGGTGCATGAGATACTGAAATAATCGCATCCATTGCCAAAGTCAACACCGTTCAGCTTGAACACTTTCTTTTCTGTATCAACTTCCAGTGTTTTAATTTCCTGCGGTACTCCCGCAAGAATCTCTTCAAAGCTACTCATTCTTCCTCCTTCCTACTCCAGCAGTTTGTCTACTTTGACCTTTAACACCGTTGCTACCGCTTTAAGATTGTCCACAGTAGGGCTCGCTGTTTTCCATTTAGAGATTGTTCCTGTTGAGAGATTTGCTTCCCTCTCCACACTGCGAATTGATTTCTTTTTCTTGGTGCAAAGCGCAGACACATTTTCGTATACGTTCGTTATAGTCACCTCCCTATGTAATTTAATCTGATAATTATCAACGCATTTATTGACATTTTGCTGATTTTATTCTACAATGAATCTACCACAAAACATTGCAATAAAAATCCGTACTAAATCGTATTGCGTTGATAATTATCAGCGGTATGGTTTTATTATACTGCTTTTTATCAGCTTGTCAATACCTTTTGTTGATTTTTATCAGCGGAAAGAGAATTATATGACACTGAATGAACGCATTGTGAATTTATGCGAGAAAAAAGGCATCTCACAATCAAAACTCGAAAAAGATTTAGGTATTGCAAAAGGTTCTGTTACTAAATGGAAAACTCAAGAACCCAGACATTCCACAATGGAAAAAGTTGCTGATTATTTTGGAGTTTCAGTAGAGTACATAATGACCGGAGAAGAAACCAGCGGTTACTACCTTAATGAAGAATCCGCTAAATTGGCACAAGAAATGTATGAGGATGAAGATATGCGCTCTCTTTTCGACATGAAAAGAAATATGCCTCCTGAGAGATTCAAGGCTCACATGGAGTTTATGAAAAATCTTTATCGACAGGAAAAAGGTGAGGATATTTAGTCCTATTTATAGTACATATGAAGTTATACAGTGTAATTGGGGTGATACAAATTGGATGTTAACACACAGGTTATTGATATGGATGTACTGGTAGGTGAGCAGGTTGTTAAAAACAAGGATGACAGCTATACAATCTTTTTAAATGCACGGTTGTCGTATGAAAGACAATTAGCAGCCTATTGGCATGCCATCAATCACATAAAAAACGGAAACTTTGATAAAGGAAACGCAGATATAATTGAACAAAAAGCACATAGGCAATAAACGAGGAATTGTTATGTCATTCATGAGAAAATTTCTAAATTTATTAGATATGAATAAAGGGGGAATTCTATGAAATGTTTTAATTGTGGTTACGAATTTGAAGGCAAAACCTGCCCATCATGCGGAATTGCTGCGGATTCAAGAAAATATAATATATACAAAAAAATTATATCTATTACTTGTGTAAAATGGGTAAATTTTCTATTTCCTGTATTTTCTATAGTTGTATTGTTATTATTTGGTTTTGTATACTCACATTCCACAATAGATAATGAGCCAATCACATTTGTACAATGGCTGATATTTATGATTGTCCCGACAGTTGTTATAGTTCTTCCGTTCGATTTGATTCGATGGGTTATCTGGGGGAAAAGAAAATATAGCAAAAAGATACAAAAAAAGTTGGATATATATGTAAGGGCAAATCAATTAGTTAACAAAGCCAATGAATTATCTGGGATAATAAACAATACAACAGACAGAAATATTTTTGAAAAATCTCTTGCAGAACTAAAAACAGTCCTAAACGAAATGATAAAGTACGAAAAATACGGAGTTTTCCAAGCTTCAACCCCAAGGCGGGATCTAAACGAGTTACTTGAAAAAGAGCCACGAGCCAGAAAGGCACTTGAAGAAAGAATTGTTGATACAGAATTCTCACGCACTCGCCCGGGCAATAATCAGAGACATATAGATTTTGATAATATGGACGGACACACTTTTGAATACTACTGTGCCGACATACTTAGAAAGAACCGGTTTGAGAATGTTGAAGTAACACAAGGAAGTGGTGACCACGGAATCGACATTCTGGCAGAAAAGGATGGAATCACTTATGCCATCCAGTGTAAATGCTACTCCTCTAACATTGGAAATGCGGCGGTACAGCAGGCTCACACCGGAAAGAGTCTTTATCACAAAGATATCGCCGTCGTACTTACCAACCAGCATTTTACTACACAGGCCAAAGAGGAAGCATCTGCTCTAGGCGTTAAACTATGGGACAGAGAAGTTTTAACCAATTTGATATCCGCTGCTGAATAATATTACGTTATCAATTCAAGTAATCTTGAATTAAGATAAAATACACTTATGAAAGGGGAATTCTTATGAGTGAGAATATCCAAACCAATCAGCAACCCGTCAACCAGGCTCCCGTACAGGGTCCCACAAAGAAGTGCAAGCACTGCCAGAGCGACATCCCTAAAAAGGCTAAGGTCTGCCCTGTCTGCCGCAAAAAGCAAGGTGGTAAATTAAAGTGGATAATTATCATTATTATCGCGCTATTTATCATCGGCTCCATCGGTGGGAAGAATTCAAATTCCGATTCTTCCAAATCTGACACCTCTACTTCATCTTCTACTCCGTCTGCTACCGTAGAAACTCAGGAGCCAGAAATTGAATACACCGCTGTTGATGTCAGTACAATGATGGATGACTTAAATAACAATGCTTTAAAAGCAGAGGAAACCTACAAAGACCAATACTTAGAAATCACTGGTCGGCTTGCTGTTATAGACAGCAAAGGAAAATATATCAGTGTATTTTCAAAAAATGATGATTTTGCCATCGTAGGGGTTCAGTGCTACATCAAGGATGATGCCACAAAGGACAAAGTAATGGAAATGGCAAAGGATGTTACTGTAACATTGAAAGTTCATATCACCGATGTCGGAGAGGTCTTAGGATATCAAGCAGACATTATTGAAGTTGAATAAAGTAAACCGCCCTGGTGCTCTGCACCGGGGCGGGCACCTTGACAATATAATATATTTAACCGGGCAGTCGGGGGACATGCTCTCATCTGATTCGAGCCTATCGGAAAGGATGATTATTATGGTCTCATGGAATGACATTTTTACTTTCGTCATCATGTTGGTGGCGATACTGACTTACATAGATACCCATCGAAAACATAAGAAATAGCCGTCCTGCTCTCTGGTAAAGTTTAGGAACGGCTATCTCTTTGATAACAACTAATAAATTTCGCCGGGTCGGGTGATGTGCGCTCACCTTCCGACTGCCTTGTTAAGTATATTATAGGCTGTGACTATATTTTTGTCAAACCAAATCCGCAGAAATACGGTTTCTGATGTTTTGTTGGGGTCAGCAAAACATCGGCATCTGCTCTGACCATTTTGTTGGGGTTAACAAAATCGTTAACATCTGCTCTGGGCGTTTTATATAACCCTAGCTTAAAAAGTGTCGAATTCGACTCCTTTTATAATAGCAACGCCGCTAATAGATTAAAAGGTTCAATTCAAAATCAGATTGAACAGAAATAAAAAATCTGCCCCAGTACGCCAATACCGGAGCAGAAACGGAACCATACCGGGATAGATATAGTTCACCTACACAAACGAAATTATATCATTCTCCCGGTGGAAATACAAGTCACCGGGCATTTTTATGCCCAAAAATAGGTAAAGGAGAATGATTATGGCAAAAGCAAAGTACAAACAGAACAGTTCCGGTAAGTGGGAAACTAAGGTCTGGGACGGAACCTACAACCCAGATGGCTCAAAACACCGGAAAAAAGTTTCTTCTGCAAAATCCAGTGCTGACCTGGAGCGCAAAGTAAATCAATTAAGAAACGAAGTCGAAAACGGAAGTTATGTTCAGAAAACAGATATAACCTTTCTGGAGTATGCCCGTCTCTGGCTCACAACCAAAAAGAGTGTGCGAGAAAAGAATACCCAGAAAATGTATGAAAATATCATTGAAACCCATCTATCTTTTCTGGAGGGCATTGCTCTGTGCGATATTCGCAACAGCCACTTCCAGCTTGCCATCAACAATGCCCTGGACAAGCCCCGCACCTGTGAACAGATAGAGATTACCTTTAAGCAGGTATTAAAAATGGCAGTAGCTGATAATTACATCGGTGCTGCCATGTATAATAAAATCTGCGAGGACATCAATCTCCCTCCGTATATCAAAAAAGAAAAGCGTCCTCTCACACCAGTCGAAAAGGATGCCATTACTCATGCAAACTTCACTGATCGGGAAAGAGCATTTGTTTACATTATATACTCCTGTGGATTACGCCGTGGGGAAGCGTTGGCACTGTCAAAATTCGATTTTAAGATGGTGGGTGGCAAATACTCCGTCTCTATCACAAAAACGCTTATTTACCCCCAAAACGAGCCCCAGATAAAGGACACCCCCAAAAGCAAGAACGGAACCCGTACTCTTCCCATTCCAGACAGCACAGCAGCGTTTATAAAAAGCTATATAGCCACTCTCACAGGAACATACCTGTTCACTTGCCGTGACGGATCCTTAATGACACATTCTGCCTACGTTAAGATGTGGGCATCCATTGTAAAAAAAATGAACCATGCCGCCGGTGGCACCGATGCATTCCCGGTCATATCTGATCTGACCGCCCACATCTTCCGGCACAACTACTGTACAAACCTATGTTACAAAGTGCCGGAGATCAGCATTAAAAAAATAGCCCAGCTGATGGGGGACACGGAAAAGATGGTGCTTAATGTTTACAACCATATCATGG